GTTATCTTAATTTACAGAGGCTTAGATACATTTACCATGCACCCCTACTACAAAAACTGGATTCAGCGGTATGCTTTAGCTGTAGCAAAAGGTGTTTTAGCTCAAATTCGAGGTAAATTTGCCTCTGTTCCCTCTCCAGCGGGAGGTGCAGTATTGAATGGCGCACAGCTTGCGGCAGAAAGCACACAAGAAAAACAAGCATTAATTCAAGAATTACTCTCTGAAATTGAAGAGCCTCCAGCATTCACAACATATTAATGGATAGAAAAAAAGAACTATTTAAAGTATCAACCAATATGCCGCCTCTTCCTGAGTTGGAAGGTAGGAGTGAGTTATCATTCTTTGATCAAGAAAACGCTGATATAAACTTATTCAACTTGGTTGATGACGAGTTAATACGGATCTCGGGTTCCGAGCTTTTGTATTACAAATTCTTACGGGGGGATGAATCTTACGACGAGGTTTATTTAGAATCTAGAAGCAAACCTATCGCTACAGATCCAATTGATGTTTATGGTCACTACGAGCCAAAGCCTTTAGAGCAGAACTTAACTGAGTTTGGTTTAGAGTTAACTAATGATCAAATATTTATCTTTAATAAATCTTACATTACCGCTAAGCTGCATAGAGACCCAATTGAAGGCGATGTAATAAAACCAAAGTTTCAAAATCAAAAATATGAAATCTTCGAGGTTCAAGAAGATAGCTTTCAATTATATGGGGTATATCACATTGTTTGTGCTGCAAAACTTTTACGCGACTCAAGAGATGTGGTGGATGAGCCTTATACAAAAGAAACACCAGATGTTGGGGGGTATTTAGATCTAGATGGAGTTTAAAAATCCAAACACAGATAACGTCACACTAAGAAGTCAGTTGCACACCACCACTGAGGGGATTTCCTCTATAGAAACCTCTGATGTCACAGGACAAGAGTATCTTTTAAATCTAATGATGAAAATGGATAAGAAAAGTGCTTTGCCTCTAAATGGTTACAAGGAAATTGTTCGGTTTTTAATTAATGAATTTGATCAACTTCCTTACCTTAACGATGAATTAGAAACTGTTTTATGTAAGTGTCGTTACGGAAACCCTGAGAGAACTATAGCCAAGCTTAATGAGCATGATAATATGATTGTTCCTCTAATCACTGTATCTCAGAACTCAATTGTTGAGGATAGCACCAGGCAAAGATTTTTCCCCGTTATCATGCATACCACATACTGGAATGACGATACACAGCGAGCGGAAAGAATAATTAGTTACTGTGATAGGCCCGTAACAGTACAGTATAATATAAATATCTGGGCAAAATATATTGAAGATATGGATCAGCTTTCACAACAGGTGCGGTTAAGGTTTAATCCATCCATACAACTCAGAACTAAATTCAGCAAAGACAGCAAAGCATTTTTAGTTTCAGAAACCAATAATTTTAATTTCACCGTAGGTGATAAAGAAGATAGACTAGTTAGAAAAACATTTACCGTTTCTGTTGAGACATATGTTAGGAGTCCTAAATTCAAAGTGACCTCTACAGGACAAATAGAGGAAGTAAATTTAGACAGTATTCTGACATAACAGTATTTTTTTCTCACTATTCTCATATAAATTTACTAAATAAAGATAGAGGTAATTATGAAAAGTATCACTAATGATTGTTTACAGCGTTTAGAGCTGTACTTAACAACTGATAAAGGAGCAAAAAGAGTATGGTTATCGCCAAGGGAGACCATGGTTGTTCCTCACAGCTTCATAAGCCATCAAATAGATATACTTTCTGGTCGTAGAATGATTACGATTAGGAATGCATAGGAGAAAAAAACATGCCAAATTACGTTAGTCCAGGTGTTTATGTAATAGAGAAGGATATTAGTGATTACACTCCAGCGATTAATCCTACAGTTGTAGGTGTCGTTGGCTTTGCCACTAAAGGTCCCACAAATAAGGCCACCCTCATCACGAGTCAAGAGGGCCTAGTTCAAAAGTTTGGTAGACCAAAAGACGGGTTAGCAGGACAAGGTTTAGAGGGTGCTCTGGAAATACTTGAAACTGCTAATAATATGTACTTTGTTCGGGCTGCTGATGATGGGACTGCTAGTGAAGCCAGTGCTGTTGTGGAGATGGGCTCTTGTCCTGCAATTGCTGTTTCCGCAAACGATTACGGTGTGACTAACAGCCTCTATTTAAAAGTACAAATCAAAGACAACGAAGGCACAGAAAAGTTTACCACTGTTAAGTCTTTTGCAATTCCAGCAGGGACCAAGGTTGGAGACAGAGCAGCCACAACACAGATTGAGGCGATGCAATCTGTTATCGGGGGCTCCTTAGATGCAAATGAACTCGGTGCATACTTCGCAGCAGGCGATAGTTCAGTAGAGGCGAGTGTTGGAACTTACTTGGTTGCTAACTTTGCTGGATCTGGAGCAGAGCTTGCTGTCTCTGCCTATAGTGATTCAACTTATACTACTGGAGCAAGAGGTGCTATTTTACCTCTAGACATTAGTGGTAGCGTCTCTGGTCAGAATAAAAACGGTCTTGATGTTGGTTTAGACTACTTGAGTGGCGTTTCTGGAATCACCGCTAAAGGCGTCTCGTTTAATAGTGGTTCAGCAACCAACGGTCTAGGTTACTTGGTTGAGTCACTTTTCCCAGGGGAAGGGTATAACTTGTCTACTCTAGCTGATGGGAGTATAGAGGGTAACTCTGTTACAGTCAGTTCTTTAGGATTCCAAAACTTTACAGTCAATGTAAATGATAATGGTGTTGGAGCGGAAACCTTCAAAGCATCGTTAGTAGCATCGGGATCTTATCTTGAGAATGTCATCAATACTGGAGGCACAAACCTTACGTCTGACTTAATTAAAGGTAATTTAATCGCTAATAACGCAATATTCAGCGATACCGCTTTTGATTTATATCAGGATAAGCTTAACAACATTGGTTATGAATCAACTAGTGGAACAGGTGGGCAAACCACAATTAATCTTGCATTAGATCATGGCACGATGGCTGCAAAGCCTGCCTCCTCTATGACCGTCGCTGTTAACACAACTCAAGGTTTCAGGTTTGGAGTTAACCCCAGGTTCAACAAATTAGTTCAAACAACTACAAGCCTAGTGGGTGGTGCAAATGGAGACGGTGCTGGTGACACCACCGCTGAGAAGAATGCACTCATTGGAGTAAAAGCCCCCTCAGCTACAGGTATCTACGCATTAGATAAAGACAATGTTCCAATCACAATTGCAATTATTCCTGGCATCACGGATCAAAGCGTTCAGAATGCTTTAA